TGAAGTTTTGGCCTTTCGCGAAGCGGAGACGACCCCAATGTTGAACGAAGACACGCCCATTCCGGCCGCTGCCTTGCCGATCCAGGCGATGCGGGAGCATTTGCGCCTGGGCACCGGCTTTGCCGAAGAGGGATTGCAGGACGGGTTGATCGAAGCCTATCTGCGGGCCGCAATTGCGGTGATCGAGGCCCGGACCGGCAAGGCCCTGCTGCAGCGCGTGTTCCTCTGGGTGCTGGACGACTGGCGCGACCCGGCAGCGCAGGCGCTGCCGGTGGCCCCGGTGCGCAGCATTGTGTCGGTCACGTTGAAGGATGCTGCGGGCGCATCAACCGTGCTGGATGCCGGCCTATACCGGCTGATCGCTGATCTGCACCGCCCGCGCCTTGCGCCGACAGGGACCTTGCTGCCCTCAGCGCCGGTTGCGGGGCAGATCGAGGTGGTGTTCACGGCAGGTTTCGGGGCTTTGTGGAGCGATGTTCCGGCGGACCTGCGGCAGGCGGTGCTGATGCTGGCGGCCGATCTGTATGAACGGCGCGATGAGATGGGCCTGCGCGAACAGGGGCTGCCTTTTGCGATTGTGTCGCTGATCGAGCGCTGGCGGACCGTTCGGGTGTTGGGCGGAGGCAGCGCATGACCCGGATATCCCTGTCGCGCCCGCTGGTTCTGGAGGTGCTGCGCACCGAGCCGGACGGGTTGGGCGGCTATCAGGAGTTCTGGCAGGCCCTGGGGACCCTGTGGGCCGAGGTGACGGCCGGCACGGGGCGGGACGCGCCGGTGGAAGAGTTCACACGGGCATCGGTGACCTACCGGATCACGGTGCGTGGCGCGCCGGTGGGGGCCGAACAGCGCCCGCGGCCGGACCAGCGGTTTCGTGACGGATCGCGGCTGTTCCGGATTCTTGCTGTGACCGAGCGCGATGCGGCGGGGCGGTATCTGCTGTGCTTTGCCCGGGAAGAGGGGACGACATGAGCTATGGACAGGCCGCGGCCCTGCAGGCCGCCGTGTATCAGCACCTGACCGCCCTGCCGGTTCTGGCCGGGATCCCGGTCGTCGATGCGATTCCCAAGGGGCAGGACGCCGGGACCTTTGTGCTGATTGGCACCGAAGAGGTGCGCGATCTGTCCGATGCCAGCGGGTCCGGGGCAGAGCACCGGTTCGCGGTCAGCGTGATCAGCGAGGCGGCGGGGTTCAACGTCGCCAAGGATATGGCGGTGGCGATTTCAGACGCGCTGAACAACGCGGCTTTGGCGCTGAGCCGGGGGCGCCTGGTGGGCCTGTGGTTTCAGCGGGCCACGGCCCGCAGGCGGGATGATGGCCGCGTCCGGCGCATTGACATGACATTCCGGGCGCGGGTCGAGGACTGAGGGCGCGCGGGGCGGTAAACGAAACATCTGAGGGGAGCGGCGGGATGCCTGTCCAGAATGGCAAGGACCTTTTGATCAAGATCGACCTGTCGGGGTCGGGGCAGTTCGAGACGGTGGCGGGATTGCGGGCCACGCGGATCAGCCTGAATGCGGAACCGGTGGACGTGACCAGCCTGAACAGCCCGGGTGGCTGGCGCGAACTGCTGGCCGGGGCTGGCATGAAATCGGCATCGATCAGCGGATCCGGGGTGTTCCGCGATGAGCAGACCGATGCCCGCGCGCGGCAGGTGTTCTTCGCTGGCGAGATGCCGGCCTTTCAGGTGATCGTGCCTGATTTCGGCACGATTGAAGGGGCGTTCCAGATTACGGCGCTGGAATATGCCGGCACCTTTGACGGCGAGGCCACGTACGAGCTGACCCTGGCCTCGGCAGGCCTTTTGACCTTCGTGGCGCTGTGATGGCGAACCCCTGGGCAGGAGAGGTGACCGTCACGTTGAATGGCCAGGCGCATGTGGCGCGCCTGACCCTGGGGGCGCTGGCCGAGCTTGAGGCGGCGATGGACACGGGCAGCCTGGTGGACCTGGTGGAACGCTTTGAGCAGGGGCGGTTCAGCACGCGGGATGTGATGGCACTGATCGTGGCAGGTCTGCGCGGGGGCGGCTGGCGCGGCACGGCGGAAGACCTGCGCACGGCGGAAATCGCCGGCGGCCTGGGCGGCGCGGCGCGGATGGCTGCCGAGTTGCTGGCGCGGGCCTTTGCGCCGCAGAACCTTGGCGACCGGGCGTGACGCGCATCGACTGGCCCGGCCTGATGCAGGTGGGCATCGGGCAGCTTGGACTGGCGCCGGAGGCGTTCTGGCGCCTGACCCCGGCGGAATTGCAGATTCTGACCGGCCTCGGGCCGCCGGGACAGGCCGCGTTCACGCGGGCGCGGCTGGACGCGCTGGTGCGGGCCTTTCCGGACCGGATGAAGGGAGAGGTTGATGATCGAGATCGACAGTTTGTCAGAGAAGATCGCGGCGCTTGAAGGTGCCTGTGCTGCAACGGCCGGCGGGATCGGGGGCCTTAACAGCGAGTTGGGCAGAATGCAGGGCGGGATTGCCCAGGCGGGACGCGAGGTGACCGTGCTGTCCAGCGGGATCGGCACCGGGTTGCGGCGCGCCTTCGATGGGTTGGTCTTTGACGGTGCCAAGCTGTCGGACGCGCTGAAGGGCATCGGCCAGTCCCTGTCCGACACCGTCTACCGTATGGCGACCCGGCCCGTGACCGATGCCCTGACCGGCTTTCTGGCCAAGGGTGTTGGCGGGTTGATGTCGTCTGTCACGCCCTTTGCCAAAGGGGGGGTCATCGCACAGGGCCGCGTCACGCCCTTTGCGCGCGGTGGCGTCGTGACGGGGCCAACCGGGTTCGCGATGCGCGGGGGACAGGGCCTGATGGGTGAGGCGGGTCCGGAGGCCATTCTGCCATTGTCACGGGGCGCAGATGGGCGCCTGGGCGTACAGAGCGCCGGGGGCAGCGGCAGGGGCGTGTCGGTGGTCATGAATGTAACGACGCCGGACGTGCAGGGATTTCAGCGCAGCCAGGGGCAGATCGCCGCGCAGGTGAACCGGGTGCTGGCGCGCGGCCAGCGGAACAGATGAGGGCGCGGAATGGGATTTCACGAAGTGCAGTTCCCGGTAAACCTGAGTTTCGGGTCGTCCGGCGGGCCGGAGCGGCGCACGGAAATCGTGACGCTGACGAACGGATTTGAAGAGCGCAGCACGCCCTGGGAACATTCGCGCCGTCGCTATGACGCCGGTCTGGGGATGCGCAGCCTGGACGATCTGGGAGAGGTGATCGCCTTTTTCGAAGCGCGGCGCGGTCAGCTGCACGGGTTCCGCTGGAAAGACTGGGCGGACTTCAAATCAACCGCCCCATCGCAACCGGTGACGGCACAGGACCAGTTCATCGGGCAGGGGGATGGGGTGCGCAAGGACTTCAGACTGAGCAAGACCTATGTTTCCGGGACAGGGACCTACCAGCGCCCGATTGCAAAGCCGGTGGCCACGACGGTGCGCGTGGCTTTGGGGGGAGTTGAGAAGGTTCTTGGTGTGGACTGGACCTTGGCAGCGGCGACGGGGACCGTGACCTTTGCGGTGGCCCCCGCCCCGGGGGCCGTACTGACAGCCGGGTTCGAGTTCGACGTCCCGGTCCGGTTTGATACGGATCGCATTCAGACCTCGATCGATGCCTTTCAGGCGGGGGATGTCCCTTCGGTTCCGGTGGTGGAGCTGCGGGTCTGATGGCGGGGCGCGAGGATCTGCTGGCGCATCTTGCCGGGGGTGTTGCAACCCTGTGCCGGGCTTGGGCCGTGCAGCGAAAGGATGGCCTGGTGCTGGGATTCACCGATCACGACCGCGATCTGACCTTCGAAGGGATTGTCTTTCGGGCGGGAACGGGCATGACGGCGCAGGCCCTGATGCAGACCACCGGCCTTGCCGTCGACAACACCGAGGCAGTCGGCGCGCTGAGCAGCGGTGCAGTCACCGAGGCGGATCTGATGGCAGGGCGCTATGACGCGGCCGAGGTCCGGTGCTGGCTGGTCAACTGGAGCGATGTCGGACAGCGTCTGGTGCAATTCCGCGGAACCTTCGGCGAGATCGTCCGGTCCGGGGGGGCGTTCCGGGCTGAACTGCGCGGCCTGACCGAATCCCTGAACCAGCCTCAGGGCAGGGTGTATCAGCGCAACTGTGCCGCAATTCTGGGCGATGCGCAGTGCCGCTTTGATCTGGGCCTTCCGGGTTATTCGGTGGACCTGACCATTGCGACGCAGGTTGAGGGGCGCGTGTTCGGACTGTCCGGCGCATTGGGCTTTGCTGCCAACTGGTTCGAAAAGGGCCGGGTCCGGTTGCTGGACGGACTTGCGCAGGGACAGATCGGTCTGATCAAGTTCGACCGGATCGAGGGCGGTCAGCGGGTGATCGAGCTGTGGCACCGCATTGGACCCCAGGTGGCGGCGGGTGATCGCATCCTGCTGGAGGCAGGATGTGACAGGCGTGCCGAAACCTGTCAGGGGAAGTTCAATAACTTCAATAATTTCAGAGGTTTTCCGCATATCCCTGGTGAAGACTGGCTGCTGTCCTATCCCACGGATGACGGTGGCAATGATGGCGGGAAGTTGCGGTGATGGCGGGGCGCGGCCTGCAGGTGGTCAATCTGGCACGGAGCTGGATCGGAACGCCCTACCGGCATCAGGGCTGCGTTCGGGGCGCAGGGGCCGACTGCCTGGGACTGCTGCGGGGCGTCTGGCGCGAGTTGTACGGGGCCGAGCCGGAAGCGGTGCCACCCTATACGGCGGACTGGGCGGAGCCCGGTGGCCAGGAAGCGCTGTGGGACGCGGCCCGGCGGTGGCTGGTGCCCTGTGGTGCCGGGCCGGGCGGCCCCGGCGATGTGCTGCTGTTTCGCATGCGTGAGGGCGGAATCGCCAAGCATCTGGGGATCGCCGCAGAGACCGGCGATGCCGCCAGCTTCATCCACGCCTATAGCGGGCATGGTGTGGTGGAGAGCCCGCTGTCACAGCCCTGGGCGCGCCGGATTGTCGCGCGGTTCACATTTCCCGAAGGAGAGGTCTGAATGGCAACGATCGTTCTGTCGGCTGTCGGGGCGGCGGTCGGGGGCGGCTTTGGCGGCACGGTCCTGGGCCTGTCGGGGGCGGTCATCGGCCGGGCTGTGGGGGCCACGCTGGGCCGGGTGATTGACCAGCGGCTGATGGGGTCAGGCTCTTCTGTTGTTGAAGTGGGCCGGGTCGAGCGTATCCGGGTGATGGGTGCCAGTGAAGGCACCGCCATCGGGCAGGTTTTTGGCCGGATGCGGGTGGCGGGGCAGGTGATCTGGGCCACAAGGTTCAAGGAGACGGTCACGACGACCCAGCAGGAGAGCCGGGGCGGCAAGGGCGCAAAGCCGAAATCCTCGGTTTTGACCGAGAGCTATTCCTATTCAGTCAGCCTTGCCGTGGCGCTGTGCGAGGGAGAGATTCTGAGCCTGGGCCGGATCTGGGCTGACGGCAATGAGATTGCGCGGGACCGCCTGACGATGCGGGTGTATTCGGGCAGCGAGAGCCAACTGCCCGACGCGATGATATCGGCTGTCGAAGGAGCAGGTCAGGCACCGGCCTATCGCGGCATCGCCTATGTGGTGTTCGAGGATCTGGCCCTGGGCGAATTCGGCAACCGGGTGCCGCAGTTTTCCTTCGAAGTGGTGCGCCGGGCGCAGGGGGCCGTCGCCCGGACCATGACCGATCTTGCCGGCACCGTGCGGGCCGTTGCCCTGATCCCCGGCACGGGGGAATATGCGCTGGCCACAAGCCGGGTGCATTATGACGACGGACCCGGCCTGCAACGTGCGGCGAACCTGCATTCGCCATCTGGTCAGACGGATCTGGTCGCGTCTCTTGCTCAGCTGCGCGAGGAACTGCCCCACTGCGGGGCGGTTTCGCTTGTGGTGTCCTGGTTCGGGGATGATCTGCGCTGCGGCATCTGCACGGTGCGTCCGAAGGTTGAACAGAAGACGACGGAAGGGTCGATGCCCTGGCGGGCTGGCGGCATTGGCCGGGGCGAGGCGGGGCAGATTGCCACGATTGACGGGCGGCCTGTCTACGGTGGGACGCCCGCCGATCAGTCGGTGATCGAGGCGATCCGCGCCCTGCGGGCCGAGGGGAAGGAGGTGATGTTCTACCCCTTTGTGCTGATGGAACAGATGGCGGGGAATGCGCTGCCCGACCCATGGACAGGGGCCGTCGGGCAGCCGGTGCTGCCCTGGCGGGGGCGCATCACCCTGTCGGTGGCGCCCGGACGGCCCGGTTCACCGGATCAGACGGCCGGGGCCGCCGCCGAGGTGGCGGCCTTTTTCGGTACGGCACAGCCCGGACATTTTTCGCGCAGCGGCGACACGGTCAGCTATTCCGGACCGGCGACCTGGGGATACCGGCGCTTCGTGCTGCATTATGCGCATCTTTGTGCCGCTGCCGGCGGTGTGGAGGCCTTTTGCATCGGGTCGGAACTGCGGTCACTGACGCAGATCCGGGGCGCCGCAGCCAGTTTTCCCGCCGTGGCTGCGCTGCGCCAGCTTGCGGCGGATGTGCGCGGGATTCTGGGTTCGGGCGTAAAGCTGAGTTATGCGGCGGACTGGTCCGAGTATTTCGGCTATCACGACGCATCGGGGAATGTGCAGTTCCATCTTGATCCGCTGTGGGCCGATGCGAACATCGACTTCATCGGCATCGACAACTACATGCCGGTATCGGACTGGCGCGACGGGGAATCCCATGCCGATGCGGCATGGGGGTCGATATACAACCTTGACTACCTGAAGGCGAACATCGCGGGGGGCGAAGGGTACGACTGGTACTATGCCTCGGCGGCGGATGCGGTGGCCCAGAACCGGACCGGGATTCAGGATGGGCTTTATGGTGAGCCTTGGGTGTTCCGGCCGAAAGACCTGAAAAGCTGGTGGTCGAACCTTCATCATGACCGCGTGGGCGGGGTGCGCGCTGCGCAGCCGACGGCCTGGGTGGCAGGGTCCAAGCCGGTACGGTTTACCGAACTTGGCTGCCCGGCGATCGACAAGGGAACGAACGAGCCGAACCGCTTCGTGGACCCCAAATCTTCCGAGTCCTTCGTGCCGCGCGCATCGACCGGACAGCGCGATGATCTGATCCAGATGCAGTACCTGCGGGCCATGGCCGAGTTCTGGGCAGATGCGGCGAACAATCCCGTGTCGCCTCTTTACGGCGGAGCCATGCTGGATGTGACGCGGGCCTATGTCTGGGCCTGGGACGCGCGGCCCTATCCCGAATTTCCAAACCTGACCTCTGCCTGGAGCGACGGCGACAACTATCGGCTTGGGCACTGGATCAATGGCCGGGCAACAAACCTGCCCCTTGCCATGGTGGTTGCCGATCTGTGTGAGCGATCCGGGCAGGACGGGTTTGATGTGTCGCGCCTGTATGGCCTGGTGCGGGGCTATGTGGTGGCCGAGGTGGGATCGGCGCGGTCGGCGCTGCAGCCCCTAGCGCTTGCCTACGGCTTTGACGCGGTCGAGCGCGAGGGGGTTCTGGGGTTCCGGATGAGGGATGGACGGCAGACGGCCGCGCTTGATCCGGCGGGTATGGCTGTCAGTGAGGAGATCGACGGCCCGGTCGAGCTGACACGCGCTGCGGAAGCGGAAATGACCGGGCGCGTGCGGCTGGGGTTTGTCGATGCTGAAAGCAGTTTTGAGATACGGCAAGCAGAAGCGATCTTTCCGGACGAGGCGGCATTTGCCGTTGCGCAGTCGGAACTGGCGCTGAGCCTGACAGCAGCAGAGGGCACGATGATCGTCGAACGCTGGCTTGCCGAAGCCCGCGTCGCCCGTGATTCGGCGCGATTTGCGCTGCCAAAGTCGGCACTAGGGATCGGGGCCGGCGATGTGGTTGCTGTCGACGGGGCGCGGTTCAGGATCGACCGGATCGAACAGGGCGAATTTCAACAGATCGAAGCGGTCCGGGTCGAGCCATCGACCTACAGGCCGGGCACGGCGGCAGAGGCTCGTCCCTATGTGGTCCCCTATCTTGCGCCTGCACCGGTCCATCCGCTGTTCCTGGATTTGCCGCTGCTCAGTGGAGAGGAGGCCCCGGAGGCCCCGTATCTGGCGGTGGGCGCGGTTCCCTGGCCGGGGCCCGTGGCGGTCTGGAGTTCTGCGACGGACAACGGCTATGTGCTGAACCGGCTGGTCCTGCTTCCTGCCACTTTCGGCGTTACCGTGACGGATCTTCCGGCGTCGCGAATCGGGCTGCTGTCACGGGGTGTCGCTTTGCGCGTGCGCCTGTCGAGTGGAACGATGAGCGCGACCGATCTTGCGGGAATGCTGAACGGGGCAAATGCCGCAGCCATCGGCACGGGTGCGGCGGGCGGCTGGGAAGTGTTGCAATTCACCGGGGCTGAACTTGTGGCGCCGCAGGTTTATGACCTGACCGGCATTCTGCGGGGGCAGGCCGGGACCGAAAGGGCAACGCCGGCAATCTGGCCTTCGGGCAGTGTCTTTGTGCTGCTGGATCGGGCCCCGGTGCAGATTGCCTTGGCGCAGGCGGCACGCGGTCTGGACCGCCACTACCGGATCGGCGCGGCAGAGCGCGGCTACGACGATGCATCGACCGTTCATACCGTTGCCGCGTTTGAAGGGATCGGGTTGCGGCCCTATCGGCCGGTCCATCTGCGCGTCGCGAGCCAGTCCGGGGGGGACCGGTGGGTTCGCTGGATCCGCAGGACGCGGATCGACGGGGATGGATGGAATATCGGCGATGTCCCGATTGGCGAGGACCGTGAGGTCTATCTGGTTCAGGTTCTGTCCGGCAACTCTGTCGTGAGGGAGGTGTCGGTGACGGAGCCCTCCTGGGTCTATCCGGCGTCGCAACAGGCGGCGGACGGGACACTGGGCGGGTGCGTTCTGCGCGTGGCCCAGGTGTCGGACCGCTTTGGCCCCGGTCCTTTCGCGCAGCTTGCGGTGTGACACGATGCGTCCGGTTCTGATCGGGGATGTCATTGCGGTGGCCCGCGTGCTTTTTGTTTTGCGCGAAGCGGACTGGACCAGCTGCGTCGACCGGTTGATCTCGCAGGCGAAAACTGCCGACCGGTATCGGCGCCGTCTTGGGAAGCCGCACCCCGCCTGGGGAAATGGAAGCCTTATGGCCGCAACGGCTGCGGAACCCAAGGCCGAGGCCGAACCGTTCCTGTCTGATCTGCTTTGGCTGCGCGCCCTGTCCTGTGTATTGGACCGACTATGCGTTGCGAAGCTTTCTTTTGTCTCTGACCGCATCAGGCTGTATGATCGAGATCTGAGGCGCGAATGGAGGCAGAAGCCATGGCCGAAACCAGAGTGAAGATGGCTGCCATCGACCCGGTCTGGCAGCGGATCGGAGAAGAGGCCGTCGAGGCGATCCGGTCAGAGCCGCTGCTGGGCGGGTTGGTGCATTCCAGCCTTCTGCACCATGCCAGCATGGAGCGGGCATTGGCCTATCGGTTTTCCCTGAAACTGGCCTCTGGCGAAATGAGCGAGCAGATCCTGCGCGAAATTGCCGATGAGGCCTATGCATCGGACCCCGATCTTGGACAGGCGGCCCGGGCGGATCTGGTTGCTGTCTATGACCGCGACCCTGCCTGCCACCGCTTTCTGCAGCCGATCCTGTATTTCAAGGGATATCAGGCGGTACAGGCCTACCGTGTCGGCCACTGGCTGTGGCAGGCGGGGCGGATCGATCTGGCCTATTTCGTGCAGATGCGGGTGTCTGAGGTGTTCGGCGTGGACATCCACCCGGCGGCGAAAATGGGCCGGG